ACAACAACAACAACAACAACAACAATTAGGAGAATTTTAAATGACTACATTAACTGAAGAGAATAGCAGACAAACAACATTAGAAGAATTTGGATTATTTTTATACTTAAAGTTTGGAGATGAAGAATAATGGTGGTTAGAATGAAGAAATTTATTGCAATATTATTTGCATCAATTCTATTAGCAGGGTGTTCCATTCCTGACCCTGAAGAAGTATTTGCTGAAGAAAAGGAAGCCCCTAAAGAATGGATTAATATTAATGGGTCATTTACTTATTTAATTAATGATATGAATAATTCTACACAAGAAACTATTTGGATAAATGTTAATAGTTCTCATGGTTTAATTGAGTTAGATAGTTTCCAATATAATATTACACATCTAAGTTTTGAAGTAGTGAATAATACAGTTTATTTTCATAACTATACATATGTTGTATCGGGTTATCTTGAACAAAATAATTTTATGTGGAATATTGGATATGCACCTAATTTTGGTAATGCAAGTTTAATATTTCCAACCTTTCCATTTGATGTAACTATTTATTACAATGTTAATTATCGTATATGGAATGGTCAAGAATGAATAAGAAAGCATTGACTGTTCATTTTCCTGCACCATTACCAGCAGAAATACCTTGCCCTATTTGTGAAGGCAATAAATGTAAGGTTTGTGATAAAACAGGTAAGATGAAATTAGTAGTAGATGCTAAAGTACCAATACAAAGAAATCTTATTATAAAATATATTTCTAATAATTTAGAACATATAGCAATAGAATTATCTAGACAGTATGGTTTAGTTCCTGAAGTTAATACTGAAGAAATATTTGAGTGTGATGAAGGAACAACATATGAAATTGCAAAGATAAGTAGTTTAGGTGGAGTGATATGGATAGCAAGCAGATTAGACAAATTAGAATCTCCTAGATATTTTAATAGTGTTAAAGAATTAACTCGATTTAAAGAAGGGTGGTTTACATGAGTGATGATATGGATATAATAGCAAGAGTACCACGAAATGCTACCACTGAACTATTAATCAAAACAGGAACTTTTTGGAAAATTGAAGTGGTAGATATTAGATGGTATTCTGATGGTAAACCAACAAGAAAAGGAGTAAGAATAAATATGGATGAATTGCCTACTTTAATTAAGGCACTTCAAAAAATTAATAATAAAAATGAGGCAAACAAGGATGAGTCTGAGTAGATTATCAAAAATGTGTGAAGCAATAGAAATAACTAATAGTTTCAAAGATAAAATTAAAATTATAGATGAATCGTTGAGTTCATTTTCTAATCCTAAATTAGTGTTAGATATTCTAACTCTAAATTTAGAAACTAATTCTATTGGTAATAAACGAGCAATAACTTGGGTTGCTAATGCTTTAGAGTTGTTTGAAGAAGAAGTTAAAAGTCAAGAAGAAATATGGGGAGATATAGGAGAAGGACTGTATCAATATTTACCTAGTAAAGAAGATAGTAAACTTTCAATTAAAGAAGTTTATTCCTTATTATTATTAGATTGTTCTAGTATTAACAGTAATTCATATGTTATTTTTGCTAGTGCAATAAAAGATATGTCTGATTTAGAGATTAAATGGTTTATTAGATATTGGTTAAGGATTCCTAGAAATAGAGTTTCATATTCAATTGTTGTTAAGGCAATAAATAAAAGATTTCCTAATAATGATGTAATTAAATTATGTAATATACAACATGTTTCAATAGTATTTTCTTATTTAGAATCAGGTAGAACACCACCTACTACTATACAAACAGGAATGTTTCTAAAACCATCATTGGCTAAAACTTATAATTCTAATTTACCTTCAGAATATATTTTAGACATAAAGTATGATGGTAATAGATATCAAATACATAAAGATAATAAAAATGTTATGATTTTTAATAGAAAAGGTAAACTTGTAACTCATCAGTTTCCTGATGTAGCAGAACAGGTTTCACACTTCAATGCCAATAGTTGTATTTTAGATACTGAAATATATCCCATAATTAAAAATGGTAGTATAGACCCTGCACCACACAAGAAAATGGCGGCAAGGGTACATTCCAAAGATAAACAAGAAGCCTTGCTTAAATGCCCAGTTAAAATGGTAATTTTTGATATTATACAATACATGGGTGAGTTATTAATTGACGAACCATATAGAATAAGGTTATCACATCTATTGGATTTTCCAATAGAAAATAGAGTATGGAGTTTTGATATAGATACTTCGATTGAATCAGCATATAACATTGCTATTAATAGAGGATTTGAGGGTATTATGATTAAAGATTTAAATGCCCCATACAAAAGTGGTAGGAGTAATAATATATTGAAACATAAACCTTCTAGAATAGAATTAGATGTAGTTATTACTTCTGCTGAATATGGTAAAGGTAGAAGGACAGGTGTGTTTAGTTCATTTGGAATTTCAGTAAAAACTGAAAATGGATATGAAAGTATAGGTAAAGTAGGCACTGGATTATCAGATAGTGATTTGCTACATCTAACAACAGAACTTAAGAAGATAATAGATAACTATTCTTCGGATGTGTATTATGTATTACCTAGAATAGTTTTAGAAGTTAGATGTGATTTAATATCACAAGATTCTAATGGTAATTATGGATTAAGGTTTCCTAGAGTAGAGAGAATTAGAAATGATAAACACCCATATGATTGCAATACTTTAGAAGATGTTAAAAACAATAGGTAAAATATTAATTACCTACAGCCAAAGGCAAGTATATGTTAGACCGGAATGTGGTTCTTGGTATTTGTTCAATAATAGCAAAACCCACAGTATCAATTATTAAAGCCGAAAGATATAGTATGGGATATAGAGTTAAATTATCAATAGTATTTAGAAGCAATGCTGAAAGGTTGTTGGCACTTCAGCGTTGCTTCCTTCAAAACAATATAGAAAGTAAATATAAAATATCTGAATCAAAAAGTAGACAAAGACCTATTCTGATTATATCTAAGTTAAATGATATATCTAAATTTGTAGAAACATATGATATTGTTTCAGTATCTTTTAGTGATAATTGGGATATATTTATTAATGTTAAAAAATTAATAGGAGAAAACTCACATAAAACTATGAAGGGTCTTGATGAAATAATAGAATTAAAGGGGTATTTAATATGAAGTGTGTTAGATGTAATCTAAGAAATACTTCATCAAATAAAGACATGTGTAACATGTGTTATCTAAATATATTAGATAATAAACCTAAAAATAAAGTTGATGATGTAGAGATATTAGAATATCATATTCACAAGGCTCTTTGGGATGGTTGCAACGATTGTGGTTGTAATGATTTTTATTGTGATGCAGGTATAAAAGAAGAAAAAGAAGTTAAATGGTACATATTAAAAGTTCGATGTCCCAATTGTAATAGTAATTATGAACAAATAATGGAAGTAAGAATAAATGAGTTTAATAAAAATAAGCAAAGAACACATGAGCAGTAAGCCACTAATAGTTTTAGGCAATACTGCTATGGATAAAATGAAAAGAGCAAGAAGTTTTGTTTCTGATAGTCCAATAGTAATGTATGCCAATGAGTTTAATATTGTAGACAATTATAGTATTCCTAAAGATAGAGGAATTATAATAGATGAGATGCACTTTAAACCAAATAATGATTTAATTAAAAAAACTATATTAGAATATGCAGGACAAGTAGTATTGATTTCTGATAGTAAAAAAGCAGTGTTGCCTACAATATATAATTTATGTGATATGAAAAGACCAACGGAAAAAATAGATGTGAAAAACATTTCACCAAGAGCAGATGAACCTGTTAATTATGAAGTAGATATGTTCACTTTAGCAAGAGAATATTTAACTAATAGAGATAGAGATGAAGTTGCATTAAAACTTAAGATAAATACACCAGCAGATAATCAATTATTATCTTGGATTGTTCCTAATATAAACCCTAACAAAATAGCGTTTATAGATAATAATGTTAAAAGACGCTGGAACAGTTCATATTTTTATGAGTTATTAGCATATTCTCATAATGGTAAACTAAGTGCTAAGATGGTTATGCCTACCAGAAGGAAATATTCTAAGTTAGGTAGTATCGCTAGTAGATTAGGATTAAGAAGGCATGAAACTTATTTGATTCAAGACCTTCTTAAAAATGAAGAATTTAAAAAATATGCTATGACTAAGTTAAATAATTCAGAATGTAGATTATTAAAACTTGGTGAAAAGAAAGTTAGAAAAATAGATAATATTGTTTTACCTACTCCAACATTAGACAAGTGGTTATAATGGCAAGTCATAAAAAACACCAAGATAGAAAAAAGGCTCTAATAGAGTATGGAGAAAAACATATTAATACTACTCTAGATTTTAATGAGATAATGATATTCATTAACACTTATAAAAATAATAGAGGTAGATTACATAGAAAGGTTAATACTAATAGACAAGTAATATATAATTTACTATTAGGAATGGATGAATTTAAAAAAGTAAAAAAAGGGTATTGGAAATATATACCTATTAAAAAAAATGAGGAATAAAAATGAGTGAATTATGGACAGAAAAATATAGACCAACAAAACTTAGTGGGATTATAGGTCAAACTAATTTTGTGTTGGATGCAGAACATTGGGTTTTGAATAAAGAAATGCCTAATGTTTTATTGTATGGTGTTGCAGGGGTTGGTAAAACAGCCGCCGCAATATCATTAGCAAATGGGATATTAGGTAATGATAGGAAAAATAACTTCTTTGAGATTAATGCTTCTGATGATAGAAAGTTAGAAACAGTAAGAAATAAAATTAAAGAGATTGCTTCTACTAAAAGAATTGGTGATGTTCCATTCAAAATAATACTATTAGATGAAATGGATGGTATGACTAAAGATGCACAAAATGCATTGAAGAGAATCATGGAAAGATATTCTGATAATTGTAGATTTATTATTACTTGTAATGATAGATATAAAATTATTAATCCTCTAATGTCGAGGTGTGCTAATTATAATTTCAAGCGACTTAATACTAAAGATATGAAATACATATTGACTGATATTCTGTTAAAAGAAGATGTTAAAACACATTCTGATGACCAATTAGATAAGTTTATTACCTATTTGCAGGGTGATTTAAGACGAGGAATCAATGAATTACAGGCATCGTCAGCAAGCCAACGGACTCTTCAATATCAAATAGATATGAATATGAAACCATACTCTGAAATTATAAAAATGATAAATGAAAATAAATATGAAAATGCTTTAGAGAAGGTTCACACTATGATTTATAATTCTACTGATATGAAAACCATATGTATTAATTTACATACAACAGTGTTAGAAACTGAAAGTGATTTTAATTATAAATTTAAGATGCTTCGCATTATTGGTGAAGCAGAATGGAGAAGTGGAAACATGAATCCAAAAGTTTTAGCATCTTGGATGATAGGACAAATGATAAAATGATAGAAATATTATTTATATTTATAGGACTTAGAATATTGATTAAAATGTTAGATAATAGTAATAGGAGTGGAAGAAGAAAATGGTAAAGAGATTTTTGGACTTTAATAAAGATGGGGTTGTTGATAAAGAAGATTTCAACCATCTCATATTAAGATATGAGATAATTGTGATAGGTGGTATATTACTAATGGTATTACCTATACTAAACACATTAGGCTACATTAGTGTTGATTCAAACTTTTTCTGGATGTTGTGTGGATTAGTCATGACGGCAGAAGGATTAGTTGAAATAAAATATGAGCGAAAAAAGAGGAATGAAAATGAATGAAGATATGAAAAATGAAATAATGAAAGCAGCAGAAATTCTCGGTTTAACCGAGGAAGATGCAATGAGTAAGTTTGAGGACATTTGTGCCAAGAACAATCTTGATGTATCTAAAGAACCCTTGTTAGCAAGAGGTCTTTGGCGACAGTATTTTAGTAGTGCGAGAAACATACTAACCCGCGAAAGCACAACAACTAACAACACAAACAATTCTTTTTACAAGAAGGCGTTTGGTTTCTTTGTATCGCTAGATGAAGCCGTTGATATAATGGCGTTAGATAGAGATAGAGTAATGAAAGAATACAATAGAGATAGTGATTTAACTTACTCTCTTGGTAAGGTAGCACTTTTTGCTGAATCAGAAGATGGAAAATACGAAGGAAGAATGATGAGGGATAATGAAGAAAGAAGTAAAGTTATGGATGAATTACCTGAAAATAATGTAGTATTAGATAATGGACTATTTTTAGTTCCATTGAATACTAATGATGCAGAATGGAATAAAAAGAACTACGGTAAACCTACAAAGGCTTCGGAGTGGAGAAAAACAGGAATATTTGTAGGAGAAGTTGATGGAAGAATGGGTGCTTTTGCCTTTAGTTATAAAGGTGAATCTTGTTTAACATTTACACCAACAACATTTGAGTGGGTTCATTTTGATTCATTCTTTATGAACGAAGATTATACAAGTATCTTTGGTGGTAAGTCTAGAACGATGGAATCATTAATTCTTAATGATGATTTAGAAGAAGAAGATGATAGAAAGCGTCAACCATTTGGTGAAGTTCAAGATATAATTATGGAATACTGCACTGAAAATTACAGCCCATTAGTTGATTTAGAACAGGCTCATAGTAATGCGGCGGCAAGACCATACAAACAAAAATATGTTGTTACTGATGGAACTGTTACTAGTATTAATATGACTCCAACTAATAATGGTAATAGGATTATTAACATTGATGATTTAACAACCGAGTTTAATTTTGATAATGATGGTTTTACAGCAACTACTTGTTGGACACCTTCATCATTAGTAATTGATTTTGGTATTGGTTCTGAAGTTATAGTTGTAGGGCGCACTAGTCAGGGAACTGATGATGAAGGCGCATTAAGACCAGTAACAATTAATGTTAGTGGAATATATGTTATTAATGCTAGAGGCGGAAGCCCAGAATTAATTGAACATGTTGATTCAGAAGAAACCGATTGGTTCTTTGATTGATTTCGTAAAAGTGTAGTCATGCACGAATTGTTGGCTATTAGGGGTGCAACTCCCCTTAATTTAAAAGAGGAATAAATATGAAAGAATATGAAATAATAGATAATAGAATTATTAAAGGTAATAGTTTTTGGTTCAATGTAACCAAAGTTGACTTTACTACAAGAAGAATGAATGATGAAACTGGGGAATATTGGGTTAAGTTCCATTTCCCTTCAGGAAAAGAAATAAGAATAAAAGTAGATAGAAAAGATTTAGATGAATTAACTTCTCCTTTCAATTTTAATAATAATGGTGATGATAATGGTAATAACATATGAAGAAAGAAAACAACAAATAATACAACAGATAGTAGATAGAAGAAGCGCAGAGAAGGAATTCCTATTAGTAGGAATTACAGGTAGACCTAAAGTTGGTAAGTCAGGTTTAGCAATGGATTGTAGAACTGAAGAAGAAATTAAGAACGGTATGAAAGTAAAGATACTAGACCTTGATGATGGTTCTACTGCTACTTGGGATTCTGCTTGGGATAGAGATGAGAACATAGAAGTTTATGTTCCTAATGTTTGGAACAATGATGGTTCTATGAATTGGGATGAAACTTTTCACAACTGTTCTACTTGGATTAAGATGGCTGAAGAAGATATTAAAGAAGGTAATATTAAAGCAGTTATTCTAGATGGTGTAGATAAAATCTATGAAGGTTCTAGTGATGTATTAAGGAAATCATTAGTTAAGAATGCAGCAAGAAGTGGTTCTGTAATACAAGATTCAGATACGGTGATGGTTAAACCATTAGATTGGAAAGTAAGAAATAATATCTATGATAGAATTATTAATCCATTTGTAGCACTAAGAGCAAATAGATTTCTAATTACACATATGAAACTTGTATATGAAGGGATTGGCGCACCAATAGCAGTAGGAGAAACTCCTGATTGGTATAAGACAACACCACATAAATTACTACAAATAATAAATATAACCGAACAGAAATTAGGAAATAAAACAACATACAAAGGAAAATTAGTTGCAAGTAAAACTAATTCCAATATGGTTGGTAAGAGTTGGCCTATCTTCGTATTAGAAGAATCGGGCAATGAATGGAATGGAATACCCGAATTAAAACAGGGTGAATTATAATGGAGATAAATAACAATGAAAATAATAATAGAGGCAAAGAGAATAAGTGAATTAATAGAAAGTGTAGCATTGAAAGGAAGATACTTTAATGGTGCTGAATCTAAGAATGGAATGTTATCTGAGTGTGCATATTTAACATTAACAGATGGAAATTTAGATTTATGGAATGCAGATAACACAACTGTTTGTGGAATTAGAGAAGTATTAGAAATCACTCCTGATTTTGAAAATGGAGAAGTAGTTTTAGATATATTAAAAACAGTAAAATATCTTAAAGGATTTACTGGTGATGTTTTATTTGATGCGAGTGATTTCTTATGTATTTCTAATGAAGTATCTACTGCTACCCTACCATTAGTAACAGAACATAGTCATAAGAATATGATTGATATGTTAATTGTTTTTAATGAAACTGTTAGAGATGTGAATGTAGTTTTCCCCACATTTAGAAAAACTACATTTGAAACTAAAATACATCTTTTAGCATCAGACTTATCCTTATCAACAAAAGGATGTGATGTGATTAATACCGCTAGATATAAATTTGATTATAATAATAGAGTGTTTACTATGTCTAGTATTAAAACTGATATTGATAAATATGAAACTGATGTTACTATGCTTACACAAGATGGTGATGAGTCTACTGTAGAATTTACAGGTTTCTTTCATAGTTTCTTTAAAACAGTAGTGAATATATATCTTAAAGATGATTCACCTGTTTTGTTTGTATCACCTAATAGATTATTATTGAAAGCACCCTACATGGATAGGAGTTGATTAAATGAGTGCAAAGCAAGAATACACAGGATTTTACGAAACCGATTACATTTACTGTTGTGTAAATTACTCTTCCTGTGATGGGAGATACGATTCAGAACAGGAAGCGATAGAGTGTTGTTCCGTGTGTAGTGAGTGCGGCGATGCGTGGTATGAGTGCGTGGGACAATGCGAATGGTGTGACGAGTGCTATACTCCCGAATGTAAGAACAGCCCCGACGGTGATGAACCCTGCCCCGAAAAGGAAGAGGAATAAAAATGATAATCAATGAAATAAAAAATGGAATAGGATTAAGGTGGAGAGAGAACGGTGAAGTTAAAGAAAAAATTGTTACTCTCAAAGAATTTCCGCATTACTTTTTTATTAAGGCTACATCTACTAGACATACTGATTTATTAATTAAAGATAACAATACTAGAGGGAAGTTTAAGATTGAGTTAAATTATGAAATGGGTGAATGGAAATCTCTTAATGGTGATTTATTAGTTAAAGTAACTTGGGGAACTAAATCTCCTAATATAAAATATCAAATTAGAGAACAATTAGAAGAATTAGGTGTTGATACTTATGAAGCAGACATTCCACATCATTATCGTTATACTGTTGATTGTATTGATAAGATACCCGAATATAAAATGCGTAAGTGTTTTTGGGATATGGAATGGCAAATAGGTGGTGAACATGATGGTAAGATTACATGTATAGTTGCTTATGATAACTACGATAGTAAGTACAATACTTTTGTTTGGTTTCCTACTGGAACAGTGTTAGCACATATTAAGAATGTTAATATATTTACATCAGAAGAAGATATGTTAAATGCATTCTTAGAATATATTGTTAATAAAAGACCCGACATGTTAATTTCTTGGTTCGGATGGAAGTTCGACTTACCTAAATTAATAGAAAGGAATACTGTTTATAATATTGATTCTAGATTACTGTCGCCATATAATGAAGTTAGAGGTGTTTCTTGGAGTGAAGATAAAGTTAAAATCTATCCTAAACATATACATGATTCTTCACCTGTGTCGCAACCAATAAAAGGTTTAATTACAGTAGCATTAGATTTAGTATTTGAAAGACAATGGAACGATGCACAACGAGGAACATTACCTTCTATGGCTTTGGATTATATTTCTGAAACTGTTTTAGGAGATAATAAATTAGTTAGTGAAAAGTTTCCTGATAAAATTGAGTTCTTTAGAAGGGCATGGTTAGAAGATACTGAAACATATTTAGAATATGCTTTGAAAGATGTAGAACTTATTAAAAGGATTGATGAAGAAAACCATTGTATTGATTCAGTATTAGCACTACAAAAATTACTAATCGCACCCTTTGATGCTTGCTTCTATGCAAGTAATATGGGTGGAATATATTTCATGCGTAATGCTTCTTGGAAAGCACCGACAGGTAAGAAAGGAGAACGTGTTAATTATGAAGGGGCTATGATATACAATCCTTTGACTGAAGGCACAAATGGACTTCATCATAATGTAGCGGCATTTGATTTTGCTTCTCTTTATCCATCAATGATAATTTCACGGAATATTTCTTGGGAATCTAAATCTGCAACTCCTACTGAGTTCGCAGTTAACTTAGCAATACCTAGAGATTTTAGTGAAGTTAAAGAAGAGAAAATGCTTTACTACAAGACCAATGAATTAGGTTTGTTACCTAAATCTTTAATTGAACTTAAAGCATTAAGAAACGAATACAAAAAGAATATGAAAGAAGCATCAACCAAAGATGGTAAGATTAAATGGAACAATAATCAAATGGCTGTAAAAAGGCTGATGGCATCTTTCTATGGGATAACGGCGTATCAAGGGTTTGGTTGGGCTGATATAGACTTAGCCGCTAGTATTACTGCTAGTGCTAGAGAAGCAATTAGAGCCGCAGCATTTAAGGTGAGAGAATTATGATGAGGAATATAAATGAAATGTAGAAAAAATAAATGTAATAATTTAATATTACCAAACCATAAGTTATGTTTTTATCATATTTTTTGGGGGGATGAAGAATGAGTAAGATAGAAGATGAAGTATGTGAGAAAATTCAGAATAGAGCAGAACAAGCAAGGGTGGAAAAACCCTGTCCTAAATGTGGTCATGCTAATTTAAAATATAACAATAAGACTATGGAACGAAATGACTTATCTAATGAAGAGTGGTTAATTCATGCACAAGAAGAGGCTATGGATTTAGCGGTGTATTTACAGAAGTTAATCACTACACAAATACCTTCTAACTCAACACAAGAACTTGAATCAATAAGAAAAGAATATATTAAATCAAAGAGGGATTTCAAATGAAAGTAGTTTACGGACACACTGATTCTATTTATGTTAAATGTGATGATATAGTAAAAGCAAAAGAAGTTTGTAATGAGGTTAACGATTATGTAAGAACTTTCTTTCCTAATATATTAGGATTAGAAGAACATCCTGTAACCTTAGAGTTTGAAAAGTATTACAAATCATTAGGAGTAGGTGCTACCAAAAATAGAAATGCTGGATTAATAACTTGGAAAGACGGAGAATATCTTGAAGAAGATGAATTTGTCCTTACTGGTTTTTCTGCTAAGAGAGTTGCACAAACTAAATTAGCAAAAGAAACACAATTAAAGATTCTTAAAATGTGGGTTGATGGTGATAGTGAAGAAGTAATTACAGATTATTTACATGAACTATTCGTTAATGTGCTTAGTGGTAATATAGAATTATCAATGTTAATTAACAGAAGCAGATACAAAGAAGAGAGATTTAAAGTTAGATGTATGGGAGAATGTAAGAAAATGAAATGGGGAAAAATACTTACATTATCAGAAATTATTAAGAATATTGTAAAACATAGAACTAATTTTTCAAGTGATGATTGGAAGTGTTGTAATAGTCCTAACTTAAGAACAACCCAAAATAAAAGACCTGTAATTGGTTCAGGTATTGAAGGGGTTTTGTATTATAATTCTATTAATACAATTCCTATTGATGATTCATATTTATACATGAAAATTAAAGATGTTAATGATACTTATATTCATCCCTTAACCCAAAAAGACACTGTGCCTTCTTGGGTTGCAGGTAAACAAGAAAAAGAATTACTTGAATTTACTCCTGATTATTTGCATTATGCCTATCAAGTTGTTAGTAAAGCAGAACCTATTTACAAAGCAATGGAATGGGATGTAAATAATATTATAAGAAGTAGGCATCAAGATTTGGAGGATTGGTTTTGAAACTATCTTGGTCTATGCAAAGAAGAGTAGATAGATGGAAGATTAAATATGATAAATTAATTAAATTAGTTATTAAAATTAAAAAGAAAATAAAAAAAATAAATAAAAAGGGAGTTAATAAAATGAATAAAAATAAAAAGTTATTACAATCAGATAAAACAATATTATTTGAAGAATATTCTAATGAGTATATAGGATTAACAATAGAAAAAGACACAATTAGTTTGATTAATAGTCCACCACTTACTTTACCTGTATCTAAACATCATAGAAAATGTGAATGTGATATATGTATAGAAATGTTAATAGGAAATTTAGCATATCAATTTGATAAGGAGAATGATGAGGAATGAAAATACAGAAAAAAGATGGATTTGAAAGAGAATTTACATACCAATGGAATGCTAAATGGAAAGAAGATGATATTAGTAAGCCCATTTTGAAGTTAACAAAATCCTCATTAGGTTCTTATGATTGGTGTCCTAAAAAATATCAATTTAACTACATGGAAGGGAAACCACAAGATACTTCTGAAGCAATGCACAATGGAACTTTGGTTCACAATGCCTTAGAAGAGTTTTATAATGTTTTTGATATTAAGAAAGCAGAAACAATGGATGTTGCTGAAGTAACTGAATATTGTTTTAGTTTATTTCCAATAGATAATATGTCTGAAATGTATGAAACATTATCTATTAATGAAGCACAACGTTTTATGGTTGCTAAAGAAGATAAGACATTAGAAATGTTTTTGCCTGTGATTAATGAAGTTTGTTTAAATGCACAAATAGTTATTAATCGAGCAGATTTTCCTAAGTTCCCCTTAAAAAGAGATTACACTGTGCATTTACAAGGGATTATTGATAGGATGTTTGTAGATAAAACAGGATATATCCCTATGGAGTTAAAAACTGGTGCTTGGAAAGAATACAAGAAAACTTCTATGAGAAAGGAAATGGCTTATTATAAATTATTATTCGATAATTGTCCGATAGAACAATTAGAAGCAATAGGAATTAATAGAGATTTATCAATAACTCATTGGGGTTGGAGATACCCTGCTTCAAATCATATATATGTAGAAGAACAAAAGAAAAGTAGCCATACAGCAGTTATGAGAAGTATAGCAAAATTAATAAAAGCATATGAAGATGATTTATTCCCAACTAAATATAATGCTAGAACATGTTCGTTTTGTAGTTACTTAGATATTTGTGATGGTGGAGCAGACGAGGGGTGGTTATGATGGAAATTAAATGGATTACCCATCAAGGAATAAGGGTGTTAGCACTATTAGTGGATGATAATGACCCATATTATATATGTGAAAATTGCGGTAATAAGAGTTATGCACATCCTAAATTAGCAACTAAAGAAGATGCAGAATGGTGCGGAGATTGTAATGACGCTCATTTTAAAAAACACATGTCTGAAGCAGAAATAGGTATGTGGTCTATATGGCAAATGCAAAGAAATAAAGCAATACTAATAGTAAAAAAACTCAGAGGAAAGTGATTGAATGAAAGATAAAGTAAAGAAAATATTAAGTTCTAAAGAATGGACATTTGCTGATTTGGCTAACATGAGTGAATTAGTAAAGCAGTTCTCAGAAGAAATATATAATGAGTTAAATGCTAGGGAAAAATTAGAATTAGTTTGGAATCTTGATATCTATGATGATGAACACCATTTTATGAAGTTTGGGAACTATTTCAATATCCTAGTATTAGAACAAATACAAATACAAGTAGCAAGCATACTACAAGAACAATTACTTACAGCAAATGTAAATTTTAGTAACAATGAAAATAAGGAGGATAATAAAAATGAAATTTCCAAGAGAAGTGTGGGCAGGAAGTCATCTAAAAAACGCACAGCAAATGAAAAGAAAGATAGTGAAGAATAAAAAGGAATTTATAGATTGGGTTAATATTTATAATGGTAGAATGAATTGCTATACAACTGTTTATGATTTTGATATAGTTAATGAAAACACGAAAATAGATTCATCTGTTGTATTAAACAGAATGTTTTTAGATTTTGATGCACACGATGAACCCTTAGAAAATGCACATAGAGATTTTATGAGTGTCGGAAAGAAACTATCATCATTGAATATAATGTTTAATGCCTATTTCAGTGGCAAAGGTTTTCATATCATTGCACACGGAGAACGAGTTAATGATATTAGATGCATTCAACAGTATTATACCGAATTGGCTAAAGACCATCCTACACTTGATAGAACAGGTATTCAAACTAATAGGTTGAGAAGAGTTCCAAATACTTTGAATCTAAGTAGTGGTAAAGAAGGTAATCATTACTTTTGTTCTCCCCTAGACTTTGCTTCTTTAGAAGGAGTTTCTATGTATGATATATTAGTTATGGCTAAACATAGAAATCCTATGATAACTACGGGAACGGAAAGAATTGTATTTCCTACCGTGAAACCAATTCACTTAGCAGATATTGAAATTGAAATTCCCAAACCCATAGGTAAATTACCAATCATACCCTGCTTGCACAATGCTATTATGGTAGAGAATCCTAGTCATTATGCTAGAGTATATTTAGTTCAATGGTATAGAGATTTATTAACATTAGGTGAAAGGAATGTTTCTTTAGAACAGCAAAAAGAAGTAATTGATTTAATTATGTCTGAGTTAGAAACAATAGCAACAACACCTGAAGTGTGGTTAGATTGGGAATTTAATAAAACTAAAAAGTATGTTACTGGAATTGTATCTAGGGGTTATCATGCAGTGGGTTGTAGTTCTTTAATTAATCAAGGATATTGTGTTGGTAAATGTTGGAGATATCACGAATGAATTATTTAAGAAAATATACATGTAAATTATGTAAAGAAACATTTCAGGGCTTTGGACATATGTTATCTAAAGGAGGTTACTGTTGTGATAATTGTAATTATACAAAGGTATTACCGGCTAGATTTAAAGGTGAACATTTATGAAACTAATAATAGATAGTAGAGAAAACTCGGAATTAACAGAGAGAGTAATAGAAAAAGCCCAAAGTCTAAATGTCCCATATGAAAAACAATGGTTAGAAATTGGAGATTATGTATTCAATGATGTTTGTTTTGAAGCGAAATCTTCTTTCGATTTCATACAATCAATAGTAAATAAAAGATTATGGAATCAATTAGATAACATGGATAGAGCCTATGTAAATAATTTAGTTATTGTTTATGGTTCATTCGATGGTGGTTTCAGAAAACACTTAGAATATATTAAAACAAGTATGAACAAATCATCACAAAGAATTATTCTTAGGAAGAAATTTTATGGTGCAATAGGAAAAATAATATTAGATACCGATTGTAGTATTATTTGGGTTAAGGATGCATTAACAGCCGCAGAAATTATAGCAGTTGTTTGTAAAATGCAACCACATGATAGGGCAGTATATGTTCCTAGAATAGTTAAACAGAAAAAAATTAGCACTACTGATTTAAGAGTAGATGTATTATCTACAATTAAAGGAGTTAGTGAGAAAAAAGCAAAATTATTAATTGATACCTTCGGGTCAATTATGGAGATTGGGGAAGCAGACCTATCAGAACTATCTGCGTTAAATGGTATAGGGAATGTATTAGCATCCCGTATTATTGAAACATTAAATTCTGAAACTAAACTGCAAATATAGAGAGATAAATATGGAAAATATAAATAATAATTTTAATGAAGATGAATTACTAGAAGAAGCAATGAGAAGTCAGTTTAATGAAACTAAAAATACTAAATTGAGTTTACCTAAAATAATAGAGGATTATGCAGATAGCGCAATAGAAGTATCTAGAAATAATAGAGTTCCTGCAATATTATCCGCCTATTCTTTATTAGGACAAATATGTAAAGAAATGGTTTACATCCCTAAAGGTAGAGGAACAGAAGATACTAGAGTGCATGTTATTTGGTTACAAACAAGTGGCTCAGGAAAAACTGAAATGTATAATTTTACAGGAAGAGTTGGACAATATGTTTTTGATATACTTAATGAAAGGTATAGAGATAATGTTGAAGCAGAAAGTTCAGGCGAAAGACATAATAGGTTTTCTATTCATGGGGTTAAGTCAACTACTGATGCTGCGTTAGTGGGTAAAATGATAATAGAAGATGTTACTGTTACTGATGATGATGGTAATACAACTTATGAGAAAATACCTAAACAGTTGTTTGGTGGTTTAGAAGGTGATGGGCTTTGTGTATATGATGAGTTTGAATATTCAGGAGTATTCAAACCAACACAACATAAACAAGAAGTGGTTATGTATCTAAATACTTTTATGAATACTTTGGCAGGTGAAAATTATCGTATCACTAGACAATTAGCAGAAGGTGGAGAAATGTATTGTGATAGTAGACGTTCATTATATGCAACATCATATATTCCCAAAACATTAACAACTGTTATCGCTGAAACCGGACTACTGCAACGCTGTTTAATCTATATTAGAGAAGTTCCAATAGAAGAACAAAATCAAATTAGAGAAAAGTTAAGTCATGATTATGGTAATATTATAGATACACAAACTCCCATTAATAATTTTGGTAATGCTTTTGTAGAAATATATGAAACCTTGAAAGAAAGATATGATGATGAACCATTAATAATAAATGATAATATGACGGAACAACAAATTAAAGAAGCCGAAGTTATTAGAAGAAAGAAAATTGTTACTTTTTCTAAGGGAGTAAACGACACAATAATTAATGAAACAATCAAATTTCAGAATTTTGTACATAATAGCAGACCTGCTGTAATAGAAATAGCAAATAATTTTATTACTAGAATGCAAGTAAGTATGGTTAGGTTAGCCGTCTTGTCTTGTATTGCTGAAGCACCTAAATTACCGGTGAAAGATAGGTTTAAATTAACTAATAAACATGTGTTACAAGCATCTCATGTAACCCAACAGTGTTATAAATCTCTTGTATTGTGGTTAGATTCAGCATTAAGAGCCGAAAGACTATCTTCTGCAAAGAAACAAAAATTAGATGTGTTCAAAAATGAATACCAAAGACTAGTAGATAATAAAAAATCAACTCAAATAGAAGGACAAACAGGAGAGTGGGTAAATAAATCAGTGCTATTGGAAACAGTAAGAATAGCGAGTAATAAGTCGCCCGCAACAATATATAGAAATTACAAATCTAATGCGGAGTTTTATGAAGAAGTTAAACATAATAAAAGTAGATTTGTAAAAATTAAAGGAAGTAAATAAAATGACTGATAAAAAAACATATGAACATACATTCCAAATGTATCAAGTAAAAGATGGGCCGAAAGTAATGATAGAGTCGCTTAACACTTTAGGACAAGAAGGTTGGGCGTTAGCAACAGTAATGAATATAGGAACAGACCGATTAATAGCATTTTTAATTAGAGATACTACTAAGGAATCACCTAACGCTAAGAAGGCAGATTTAGATAAAACTGTTGCTCTATGGTCTGCTACTGGAGAAAGTGATGATGAATGAAATGGTTTAAACGAAATGATTATTCTTTGTATAAAGCACATTTAAAATGGATGAAAAGCAATTACAAAATATCTTCAAAAAGTCCACCGGATGATGATGATGCCTAATATATTAGCAATAGATTTAGAAACAAAAAACATGTCTTATGATATAGGCGGGTGGGATAATACTCACATGTTTAAAGTATCTACAGTTTGCACTTGGGATGGTGATGTTGGCACAATTTATATTGATAAAGCAGTTGATGATTTAAAGAAATCTAATATTACTATTAAACCATTATCAGAACTTAAGTTTGATTTAGATAACCATTTTGAAAAAGGTGGAAAATTGTTAGGACATAATATTAGAAATTTTGATTTACCGGTATTAAAGAATGCAATGGATATTTATTGTATCAAAAAATACTTTGATAATCCTGATTCTTATATTGATACAAGTGCAATTCTTTCTAAAGAACATGGAGAAAGATATAGTCTTTCTAATTTAGTTCAACATACATTAGGTTCAGATAAATTAATGGATAGTTCCGATGCACCTAAGATTTGGAAAACCGGTGGCTACTCGCAAGTAGCAGAATATTGTTTGAAGGATTGTGAGTTAGTTTATGACTTATGGAAGCATGGGGTCGAGAACCAAATAGTTAAAGGCTTCTCCCTTGAAGAAGCAATTGAGAAAGATTTGGAGGTGATGTGGTAATGGCTTTAAGTGCAACATCTATTGTTTTATGGTGTGTATTCATAATTGTGATTTCTTTGTTATTCTTTGCTGCTTTTGGTAATAGTAAATATACCGAAGATAGCATAGAAGATTACATGAGTAATCTAATTAATGAGGAACAAAAACGTGGCTCTAGTTGAGGTTTGTAACTTCTGTAAAGAAGAAACAATACCTAGAAGGATTCGCGGGGTCTATGTTGGTAGTCTTGATGAAATCAAGATTTGGCAATGTAGAATATGTAAGGCGTTATGGTCGAATAGTTAAATAATTATTCGGTCATAACGCTGGTTTTTTTTTTTGGATTTTTTTTTTGTCTTTTCATTAAATTACTATTCTTAAGTTATTTAAGGATAGTAAAATTTATGAAGAAATTTGCTTTGAGAGTATATAAACTCCACAATGTAAAAATAGTAGTTAGTGTAGTAAACACACCATGAGGGATGATATGTCTTTTTGGATGAGGTATCTTTACGCACTTATTACAGTTGATATTGAAGATTAACAATCCACGCCGTCTGTAAAACCATCTTGCGTCTTTAAGTTAAGGTAGCATTGTTTGATTATATTGTACTGAGTCTTAG